TTATTCGTTACCTTCAGTGAACTCGGTGCCAGAGGTGTCAATACCACCATCCAGTTCCACGGTCTGCTCAAGAACAGTTCGAGGTGCACCGGTAGGAGTGGTCACGACGTTGGTGATCTTGTTCCCGCTCTTGGGGGTGGATACAACGCTAACCGCTTCCACCGCACCGTCACCATCAACGTCAATAGCACGATCAGTCACACGCTGCACACTTGTACCAGCAGTTCTAATCGAGATAACGTTGATGTTGTTGCTGTAGCCAGCATTCAGATCAGTTGCCATAGCTATTAAGTCCCTGAATATCTCTGACATGGAGGTAATCCATCGAGATCATTAAACTTGTTGATATTTTTTGGACTCAGTGGTGCATTTTCAAGAGTTTCTTTAGAAACATCCTTTGACGCCTGCCCCAGCTTTTCCTTAAGCAGCCTGTGAAAACGGTCCGCTCCGGTCTCACTCTCACGGAGCGACGAGTCATCACCTCAGGCGTAGGTGGGGCCCTTCTTTTCCTTCTTCTTCTTGGCGTCTTCCATCTTCGCCAGAAGTTGATCACGCTTACACTCGGCGGTTACGCCAGCCAGCAATAGATCGTGAAGAATTTCTTCCTGAAAGTATCCCATCAGCTTCTCAAACTCTTCACCGGTCAATCCATCCTTGAGCAAACGCTCAGCGAGAATCTTGGCAGTTTTGAGTGCCTCCATCTTCATGTCGATCTTCTCGGGAAGAGACGTGGCGAAGGACTTGAAAAGTTCGGGATTAGCCTCAAGGATAGCCATCGCCTGAGATGAAGTAGTCTTGATGCTGGGGGTAGGCACTTGAGGTACCTCCTTGGGATTAGCATTGCCGGGATTCTTGATCTCATCAACACGGAGTTCGGTGTCGCTTGAGCCAACAAGCTCGCTCGCCTGCGATACGCCAGCAAGAACTCGATCAAACTGCATCGCTACCGATATATTGAGAGTCGGGTGCTTAGAAGCAACACCCTTGCTTACCAAATCGGCAAGCTCAGCTACGGTACCATTAAACCAATCGGGAGCTTGGGTCAAACGAGATACACGGCTAACCGCAGAGCGGGCAGTATTCTCGCTGTTGATTGGAAAGTGAGGCTTTCCATCAATTACCTTTTCCGAAGAAAGACCAGCGATGCTTCCGGCACCAGCCAAATCTGTCTTTGTACGTCCACCGGCTGGGTCATCACTGACACTGCCCGGCTTCGGAAGCTTCTTGGTCTCTACCACTTTAGGGGTGGCGAGTACCTTTGCCAACAATTCTGCATCAGATAGGCGACGAGTCATCTCACTCTTCCCTCTTCCCTCTTTGTTTCTTTAAGAACCCAATTCCCCAAGTCGCTTTGTAGCTTGATCCTTGGCTGGGAAGCATCCCAAGTTCTTTGAGTCATCTTTGGATATGACGCAAAATTGAATTTGTACATTCCGCGTCTGGTCTCCGTTTGGATAATACGCTAAATCGGTTGAAAATCAGACATGGAAGTAATGGCCTGCTGGGTCCACGAAGATACGATCATCTGACGACGCATTTCGCGGCTTGCAACTTTGCCATACTTTGCCTTGTAATCTGACAACTTACGATGATAACCAGCCAGGACATCAGCTTTTGCCTCAACGGCAGCATCTGATTCCAGCATTTGGATGATAAAGTCGTCAGTTCGATAGGCGGCAGTAGGTGCTGGCATATGACTGAAAACGTTATAGACCATCTGTTCCAGACGATCACGCTCTTCCTGAGGGGCTTGCTTTACGTACTTAATGTTCTTTCCGGAACACCAGCGAGCAGCAATCTTATCCTCATAAACATCCAAATTCGCACGAGCCTCACGAAGCATGTCCTCGTACTGATCCATGTCGAAAGCCAGACCCTGCCCCTTCGGTCCACGAGGATTATCCTGCTTCCCAGTCGGGCCAGTCGATGTTCCGCCTGGACGGCCGTTCCCAGTCTTCGGCTTGGCCTTTGGTGCCGCTCCACCTCCTGGCTTGTCGTCCCTGATGAACGGCCCCTTGATTTCCATGACCTTTGTCTTCTTTTCCTGCTCGCCCTTTTCCTTCGCCTGCTTCCGTGCTTCGATTTCGAATGAGGTATTCGCCTCTTCCAAAGCACTGTCGATGGAAAGAACGCCACGATCCAGGAGGCCCAACTTGAAAGTCTGCTCGGACTTAGTGTCAGTCAAGCTTGTGCGACCGAAGCGAACTTCGGGCAGCTTGCGGAAGCCCATTGCGTCGGCAACCAACTTCAGCTCGCCCATCAACCATTGCTTCAATGAATTGCGGGCACTTTCTAATCTTTCCAGGACCTGGGAGACTGCGATAAACGAGTTGGAGAAGTTTCCGCCCTTGCCACCCACGAGCACTTCGGGTACACCGAGTGCGGTCAGAATATCACGATCAGCAGACTCGTGCTTCTTGGGATCAAAGATCCCCTTCACGTCTGGCTGAATAACTTCGGCATCAATCGCCTCGTTCCAGATGATGTTCATTGCCTGTCCTGGCATCTGAAGCATATCTGCGAGACGTTCGAAATGCTCGTCCTCTGCTGGAATACCCTTCTCGATATCACCGAGCTTGAAGAGGGTAACAGAGTTGATCACCGACGTGCACGCCTTGGCTTCCATGTTACGTAGACAGTCCTTAAAACTGAGAGCACTCAACGCAGGCCACACAAAAGGAACGGCCCAGTCCCACCAGTCGAACTTGCGTCCCTGGATGACTGAAAGCTCTTCGCGTGACAGTTGGACTTCGGATGTATAACCTGCACCAGGGCCAGAATACGGCTTGATTCGACGCTTGAATTCCTTAGGCAGGTTGATCTCGGTCATACCGAGTTCCTTGCCTTGTCGATAGCCCATACCCTTTGCAATATCAAGGGTATCGCGACGATCCAAAGCCATCACCCAGTGGTGACCGCCACGGATTCTTTTGCCACGAACTTCCATTTGGAGGGGATTGAGAAGCGTGTACCCCCAAGGGATTCTCTTCTCTTTATTGTCGGGTGCGAACTCTTCTTCATTGGTCTTTGGGGCGGCCGAAGCGGTCCCTGGACTCTTGTCCATGTCGTGACTTTGGCTGTTGAGGAACCAGTCGAGTACCGCCTGATCAGGGTCCACTACCGTGTCCTTTGCTTTGCCACGCACAAGAAGAGAGTCGCCAACGGATTCAGATCCCTCGGCTCTTTTCATCGCCCTCTTCTCTTTGTCGGTCAGCTTAGCCCAGCGACGATGAACAAACACATTACCCGTGACAAACATGTTCATGAAAATGTTCATGACACGCTCTTCGAGGCCAATCTTCTGTGCCCATACGTCGTAGAACTTCTGTACGCTCGCGTCGGGATGGAGGATCTTGATTCCTTCGGTTGCGAAGTCGGTGTACAGATCGATGATGTTTCGAACTACACCGTAACCGAGGTATGCCATCATGCAAGACGCAATGATCTGGTGATTGACAACAGCGTTGGTAGAGTGTTGTCTGAGGTAGGTGAATCCGCCACCTCCACCGCCAGAGAATGGGCCGCTCCTACCGCCGAAGCCACCGTTTGGTGCACCACCGAAGTAGTTCCCAAAGCCAACGGCTGGGTACGAAGAGCCAGTGCCAAACGCACCCTGAAAAAGGTCATTTCCTCCTCCAAGTCCGCCGCCACCGCCTCCACCCTCAGGAAGACGCCTCTCGATGCTATCACCGATGTTGCCGTAGTAGTAAGATCCCTGAGCGGAATCGGGTTCGAACCCTCCACCACGGGCATTTGCACGTGACGTAGCCCGCATCATGGAGTGAGCGTCTACAGCGAGCGTCCTTTTTAGGGCTTCCGCACGTGCTTTTTGGGGTGTGGAGTTCTCATTAGGCATTTATCTGTCCTCTGGCGGGATAATGATATTGACAATATAATCGCCCGGCCAGAGGGGAGTACACTAATAGAAGGTGCCGCCTCTACGCCTTGGACCTTGCTTGCTTCGGGGCGTTTTGTTGGAGTGCATGCCGCCGCCGCTACCAGTCGAGATACCTGGGCGATTCGAAGCTTTGTGACCGTGGCCCAAGTAGACCTTAGCCGCATAGTTTGCCAGCATGAGAGCCGAGAAGCGGTCACGTCGTCTCATGTCAAGCCCCTCAGACTGCTCAGAGAGCTTCGGTAGGTTGAACTGCTCAACGCCACCTGGGGTGACTACCCTCGTGATAGCACACGTCTCATTGACGCAGTCCTGGACGTGCTGGAAGATACCAGTCTGTCCCTTGAGTCCTGCCTGCTGTGCTTCCCAGTCGTCAATACCCCACAAATCTTTCTCCAGGAGTGAGGCGACGTGCTCGCTGATATCGCTCTCTTGGAAGTGGCGAATATACTGGGTTTGAATTTTCTGATCGTCTCCCTTATATGGAAAAAGGAGGTTTTGATGTTCAATAGAAGCGGACAGATTGTGAGCTGATTCGGAGATCCACGCAGGGGAGAAGTTGACCATCTCGACGACCTTGCGGCCAGGGGCAGCCATACCGTCCTTCGATCCTGTGTACTTCTCAAGCTGATCGGGAACGGGCCATAGCAGCTCGTTCTCTTTGACGTCGTCCTGTTTCTTATACAGCCACTCTATCACGGACGCACCACCGCCACCATGGTCCATCGCTATGTATTCGATATTGAATCGCTTACACACCTCTCTGATCTTGTTTGCAGAGATGGAAAACTTGGTAGCATCCCAGGCATTGCAATAGACAAGCTCTCGGCCTCGTGCTGTCAGCTTCAAAACCACACAACCGAAGTTGTCATTCCATCGAGCAGGGTCAAGGCCCATCACGTACGTTGCACGTGGGTCGCCATACAGTTCGATGTCTACAGGTTCAGACTCAGCCGTATCCTTTGGTGTAGCATCCTCAATCTGAGAACGCTTAATGAAGCCATCCGTATCGTCTGGAAACTGAGCCAAGTATTCCATCATGAAGCGGTGCTTCGGGAACTTGGCACGGTCAGAGCGGATGATATCCTCGTCCAGGAAATCTTCTGGGAGAGCGTTGTAGGGGACTTGGTAAATAGCATACTGCTTCCAAGTCTTAGACATACGTTCAATGTCTTCTGGGTCAATGTCGGCAGCTTGACCCGTTGAGGCAATTGCAGACTGCTCCAGTGCGTACTTCAACTTCTTAGCATCACCGCGAGAGTCGATGAACATGCGGTAGATGTTATACCGCTTGTAAAAGTGATTTTGCTTGTGTGAGGCGGTACCAGAGATTATGACTTGGTTACCGAAGCCTTTGGTCTCTTCAATACGGTCAATGATCTGTTGGTCAACCCCCAGACGCTCTAACCGTTTTTGGAATTCCTTGATTCGTGCTCGCTCGGCCGGGTTAGCATGTACGGCGGCAAAAGGCGAAATGACAATCTCAAAGATTTCCTCGGGAATCGAGGCGAACTCATCAGCGATAAGCACAGTAGCCCTGATACCACGAATCTTTTCACCATCGCCAATGGGAATAGCCATGATGGAAGAACCAGCGACTCGAAGAGTAGCAGCATCTGATCCATATTTTGGTCCACCCCATCCTCTCAATGCTTCCTTAATAAGAGGAGAGCACTCATAGAGTTCCTCTATATACCGGAAGACCAATTTAGCCTGACGATAGCCAGCACCGCAGATCACAATCTTCGATCCTGGAACTAACATGCAACGTAGCAGAGCGTAGAGGGCCAACATGAACGTCTTACCCGCACCACGACTGGCGAGGATCATGGGGAACTTCTTGTTCCACAGCATCTCCAACATCACGCCTTGGAACGGCATAAGCTTTAGGGGCTTGCCATCCTTCGTGTTGAAACACTGTTCCACGAACCACACCAGTGAAAACTGTGCGGCTGAGACGAGTCCGTCCGCTGCACCTTGTGACTCAAACATTTTGAGCACATCGGCAGCATCGAACGTGGTATCAAACCTACGACCCGCTAATTTCTTAAGTTCCGCTCCGCTGAGCATGTAGTTTATTCTTACGATGCAACTCGTAAGCCTTTAGTAGAATGCCCTTGGCCATAGCCTTTGCTTTCTTTCCGGCAAAGATGACGTGGATCCCATGGACCATCGTAGCCTCATGTAGGGCGTTGATGACCATGGCAGGGGCAAACCTGGGGTTGCTACCGCTCTTTGTGCGACCATTACTGATCGCGAAGTAGCTATCTGGACGCAGTAGCTGTTCGAGCGTTTGCTCGATCACAATGTATTTGACCATGCATTTCTGCATGCGTTCAAACTCTGCCTCCAGTCGTGCTCGGTGATGGGCGAAGTTGCTGAACAGTTCGTTCGCATCTTTCTTACGCTCGATGACAATAACTTCTTCGAGCCCTTCAATCGAGTAATCACCATAGTCCAGTTTGGTTACTATGACACCGCCGAATTTCTCGTCGCCATTAAAATCCCAAGGTTGTTTTTCTCGGGTATCCTGGATTAGGATTGGTTTTGGTATCCTTGGGGGCATTAGTCTTCTTTTTCCGGCTCTTCCTTCTGCTTCCTCTTCTTCTTGCCCCAGCGTGGAGACTCGTCTTTCTGTCCAGGAGGTGTCGGCAAGACTGCCGCTTTGAGCACCGCAGGATCTAAGTCAACTACAACGCCTCCGGGAATGTACTTTCCCTCAGGGTGCGGAATCTTATCTGGGGTTGTGAGTTCCTCTAACGTCGGTGGTGTCCTGGGTTGGTCGCCAGTGGGCGAGCTATCCAATGCAATCACATCAAGGTTTTCACGCTTGTGAAGATCGCAAAGTTGGCGACCATCAGTAAGCTTGAACATGCGATGCTTCCCCTGATTCCAGATCGTTTCAATCTCGCAGACTTTACCGTCGATGCGAACTTTTGCCCCAGACTTCAGTTCAGTTGCCATGATACATCCTCTCAAATTTTGGACGGGCTGCACCACCTGTGTGGTAGTACACCTCCTTCCCGATATGTGCTATGGCACAGCCCGTTTTCTCAACACGACGCTGATATTCGGTCTCGCCATGGCGAGGATCAGCGTCCATGGGCGGCTCTGGATATGGACCACATTCGCGATACAAAGACTTCCGCATTAAATTCGGATTGTTGTTAAACCCGTTCGGAAACTCTGTCAGCATGAACTTGTGACCGTCCTCCAGCTCCTCCTCGAAGATTCTGAACCCCGCAATCCCAGCCTCTTCTGGACAGGACCACGGTAGGTATTCCGGTTTATTCCAACCCCAATTTTCGTTAGGGTCGCAAATAGCTCGACACTGGACTATGCCAACGTCGGTTTTCTGTTGCATGATCTTCCTGGCCGTGCCGAGAAAATCAAAGTCTGGTAGATCGTTCCACCAGTCAGCCTCGTGAATGAAGCCAAACTCGCCTCGCGAGATGGCCCACATCTGATTGAGGCCATTGTTGATGCCGTAATTCGCCTGTCTTATCACCACCTTTCGGGGTGCTGGAAAAGAAGAGAATAGGGCACTGTTACGGTCGTCGTTGCCTTGCTCTACGAAGATCCATTCTATGTCGCCATCGTAGTTCTGAGCGGCGAGATACGTCGAGTCCAGGCACACCTTCGTGAGTTCTGGCTTCTTGTGTGACAGGAAGAGGATGCTGATTAGGTTAGGCTCGCAGAAGGGATCGTAGTCTTTGTAGACCGCCCTACTGAAGTCCCATTGTCCTTTATGCCGAGATGTCATTCCTCGAACTCCTTCAAGATTCTCATGTACTTGTCGTAGTCGGGTTTCATGTTGATATGGCCAAGATCAGAACTGTGAAAGCCACATTTGCGGCAAATCCAAGGATGGAGAGGTGGTTCGGTTGCTACGTGAGCGTATGAATATACACGCTCGTGTTTACAACATTCTCCCCTTGAATGTTTCACGCTTAATCTCCTCTACCAAGTCTTCGAGTTGGTCAACCCGAGAGGAAGCGGTATGGTTTTCCATTACTTCAGCCATGCCCGCTTTGGCGATAGCATCTCTTTCGTCAGTGTGCGTAGAGTAGTGCTTGATCTTCTTGATCGCCTCTTCCGCACTGGAGTAATACACTATATGTTTGTCCTCTTCGAACAGATCCCCTATATGGGTGGCTTCTGGGAGGCGGTCCGTGATGACCATTTTACCACACGCCATGCCCTCAAAAATTCTACGGGTGATCTCTTTGAATTGGCTACACTGGAAAACCATACCGCCCATATTTAGGCGTTCGCCGTGAGCATTGCCGTGGTAGTATCGAGAGTTCTCGAAACCATCACCCAGCTCTTCCTCAATTGCTTTGGTGAGACCGTTTCCGCGTGGACCAGAGGTCGTCACGCAATCCCACTTCTGCTCGGTGCCAGTACGAGGATAAAAGATATTGGTGTCAGCGTGATGCGTCCACCAAATGGCCTTCATACCAGCTTCCCTATACCTCTCGACACACTGAAAATCTGGGGACAGTATGCCATGGAAGCAACGGGCTGTTT